CGGCTCGCTGGATATGCGGAACGTCTGGCCTCTAGGCGGCGATGAGATTGTCGCCCTCGCCGCCCATAACGGTCTGCTGTTCATCTTCGGTCGCCGGCAAACGGTGATCTACAGCGGTGCGGATGACCCCGGCAATATGTCCTTGTCGGACAGCCTGATTGGTATCGGGTGCGTTGCGCGAGATAGCGTACAGAACACCGGAGAGGACATCCTGTTCCTCGCCAATGATGGAGTTCGCTCCATCATGCGCACCATTCAGGAGAAGTCGGCACCGACCCAGACCATCAGTAAGAGTGTCAATCAGGACATCCAGGATCTGACTGCGGTAGAGACTCTGGCGAACATCAAGGCCGTATATTCACCGACCAACACGTTCTATCTGGTCACCTTCCCTGCCAGTGCGATCACCTACTGCTTCGATACCCGCGTACCGCTAGATACGGGCGCTTTCCGTACCACCTCTTGGCAACAGATCAACCCAAAGGCGTTCTGTGAAACGAAGTCCGGTACGCTCTACATGGGGCAAGCGGGGTATCTGGGTACGCATACCGGCTACTACGATGACACCTTGCAGTATCGGATGTCCTACTTCTCCTCATGGATGGACTTCGGTTCGGTACTCCAAACCACCATCCTGAAGAAGGTCATCCTGACCCTGATGGGGTTGTCCAACCAGACTATCGTATTCAAGTGGGCCTATGACTACAACTCCTCGTACTTCTCCCAGAGTACCGTACTGTCCGGCATCTCGGCTCCCGCTGAGTATGGTACAGCTGAGTATGGGATTTCTGAGTATTCCGGTGGTGACGTTGCTGTTCGTACTCTCGGGATTAACGGGTCTAGTGCTGGAAAAGTGCTTCAGTTTGGTCTGGAAGCTCAAGTAGGCGGGTATCAGATTTCAATTCAACGCATCGACCTCTATTCCAAGAACGGTCGATTGCAATAAGGGGCTGTTATGAGTGACTACATCAAAATTACCGATTACGCGGCCAAGGACACCCTGCTTACAGGCAACCCTGCTAAGTTGGTCAAAGGCTCCGAGATTGGCGCTGACTTCGATGCGGTAGCCGTTGCGGTAGCTACCAAGGCAAATACGAATAGCCCGACACTGGTCACCCCAAATATCGGAGTGGCGACTGCCACTACCGTCAATAAAGTCACGCTTACAGCGCCGGCCACTGGCTCCACCTTGACCATTTCAGACGGCAAGACGCTCACGGCATCGAACACGCTGACTCTCGCGGGTACTGATTCAACCACGATGACGTTTCCTGCATCCTCTGGAACAGTCCTTACCGCTGCGCTACAGAACGCAATTACCAACCCGAGCAACCTATCGGTCAATCTAGGCACAGGTGCGCTGAATGCGGGGATTGGGACGTTTAGTGGGCGCATTAGTTCTTCTGCTGGAACCACTAGCGTCGCAGCTGCTTCTGATGCCGCAATATATCTGTCTGCCGCAGGGAATAACACTAAGTACGCTGGCGTTTGGTATGACGGAAGCAGCACCTATAACTCATTTTTTGGGCGCGTTCCTTCTGCATTATCTGGCGTAGGCGAACAGGATGCACTTGGCTATGTAACTATAGCTGGTAGCACTCCGACCCTTCGAGCTAAATTCTCCTCCACCGGACTTGCGGTGACGGGGACGGCTGGGGTAACTATTACCAACGCCAACGACGGCCTCCTAACGCTCGGAAGTGCTACCTACTACGGAACCATTAGGCACGATGCGTCAGTAAGTGGGTCGAACATTTACAACGTAGCCGCAGCCTCGCTTGGTGGGCATAAGTTTCAGATTGGCGGCGTTGATAAGCTCACCCTCGACGCGAGTGGGAATTTGTTGGTGGGGACGTCTAGTCTTATTAGCAACGAGAAGTTGAGCATCTCAACTGGCGCGACCACAGGAGCCTTTATTAAGGTAACTAACTCTACCAATGTTCCGCTAGCTCTTTGGAATTCAGCCGCATCAGGCGACAACATTTTTGCTACCTTTTACGTTGACGCGGGGACGACTCTGCGAGGCTCCATTGACTTTAACCGTGGTGGCACACTCACCCGCTACAACACCACTTCAGACGGCACACTGAAAAACATCATTGGGGATTCTGACCTTTCCAAGTCGGTTGAAATTCTCAACTCGACGCGCATCCGCGAATACTCGTGGAAAGATGACGCAACCAACAAGCCACAGATCGGCGTAATCGCGCAGGAACTGTACGAGACTTTCAAAGGCGCGGTATCCGTTGGTGGCGAGCACGAAGAGACTGACGCAGAAGGCAACACGGTAACGAAATACCGTCCGTGGGCGGTGGATAAGACTGCTTTTACTTTCCACTTGATTGCTGGCTATCAGGCACAACAGGCTCAGATAGCAGCACTCGAATCACGACTCGCCGCATTGGAGGCCAAATGAACTACCTCAAAAGTAAAACCGTCCTTTTCGGGCTACTCCTGACCATTGCCAGTATCGCTCAGATGCTT